GGATGTTGCGCGGTCAAGATGGCAAATTCAATTGGGCACACAGACGTCCTAACAACAACATCAGCAATGAAGCCTACATGCGTTCAGGTAACTTGCCTGCACGTTATGAAGCCATAAACGAAACTCCGGTGAACTCATTGAACGGTGCTATTGATGATAGTCAAACCACAATCACCTTGCGAGATGCCACAGACTACCCACCGGCTTCAGTAACATATCCTTCATATGTGATGATTGACAGTGAGGTTATCAAGTATTCAGGCAAGTCAGGCAACGATCTAACAGGATGCACACGTGCCGCAACATTCACACAGTGGGCTGAAGGACAAAGTCGCAGTTACACCAGTAGTGCAGCCACTGCTCATGCAGACAATGCAGGCGTGATATTGATTTCTAACACCTGTGTGCCACTAGTAAGTCACTGGGGTAGTGCAGTTATCATGGACGGTAACTTCAACGGTGACGAGGGCTTTTCATTCACATACAATCGCAGCAACTATGGTTTGCCAGCCACAACAGGTGCCAGCCAAACTGCGTTCTTGATGCGACTGGCTCCCAGTGTTTCAAACAGTATTATTGGTGACTTGGGTCAACGTGACTTGATCAATCGTGCGCAGTTGACACTGGAAACGCTCACAGTGAATGTCAGCGCAGGACGATATTTGGTCACAGGTATTTTGAATCCCAACAACATTGACTCGGCCAACACTGTGTGGTCAGGTTTGAACAATGCTGGTGGTGGTTTCCAACCCAGTTTTACACAGTTTGCAGTGGCTCCTCGATACAACAACGAAACCACAGGTGGTGTGCAGGCTGCTCCGTTGAACACAGTGGGCGGCTTCCAACGCTCGGGAACCATGACTCTGTCAGGTAGTGTTAGAACGTTCTCTGGCCTGGCATTGACCAACGTGTCCAGTTCGGGTTCAACGGCCAACGTCACTGTGCAGTTGAGTGCAGGACGAACAACCTATGCCACCAATACCACAAGTATCTCAGTGCAAAATCCTGGCACAGGATATGCTGTGGGCGACACTGTGAAAATTACTGGTAACCTATTGGGCGGCACAAGTCCTACAAACGACTTGAACTTGACAGTGGCTGCGGTGTCATCAGACATCACCGGAGGCGAACGATTGTTTGCTATTCCAATTCAGGCCACAGGCGTCAACAACTTGGATCTAACACAGATCAAACAGATTGGACAAAGTTCAATTCCAGGAACAGGCACATACCCTAATGGACCAGAAGTGTTGGCTGTGGTAATTACTGCATTGAGCGCACAGTCAGGACCGGTGGGTGAGATTCAGTTGAGTTTCCAGGAAAGCCAGGCTTAAGAACTCAAAGCAAGATACCGCTCAACAGTGTCTATCTTGCTTTGCACCGCTTCTATGTTTACTGTGGACCACAAGCCTGGGTGCATGGGTCTGGGCCATTGACCACGATCAATCCAGGCATAGCCCATATGTTCGTTGTTTAGCACAGGCACAAATTCATCGGCTACAACACACACCCAGGTGTTGTATTCAAATTGACCATCTGATGATGTGAATTTTTCTAGTGGAACCAAGCGTTGATATTCAGGCATGCTGCCCAGTTCTTCAATGCATTCACGTTCCATGGCACCCAGTAATGTTTCGCCGGCTTCTACTTTGCCGCCAGGCAACCCCCACGAGCCAGGATGTCGTGTGTCGTTGCGTAGTAGATACAAGTAACGTCCGGTGGCACTGCTACGGAACCAAACTCCCACGGCCTTCACAGCACAATCCTCCAGGTGCCTCCTGGGTATGCACCTTGATAACTCTTGACCCAGGCATCGCCCATCCATTTGTATTGAATTCCTGTGGTAATGTTAGTGACGTATTGGATGTTGTTGGGTTCTGTGGCAGCACGGAACACCACACGCCAATAATTGTTGCTGTATTGCACGATGTCATTGGCTTGTGCCACAAGACCGCGACCATTGGCACCAACCCAAGCACTGGCCGGATTGGGATTGTCCAAGGATCCTGTGTCTTCTGTAAGCAAATAACGTTGCCCTTCCAAGGCAGAGTCCAGGCCGTCACCTGGTCCGGACGTCAGAGGGTTGATCACAGCGTCAATGGGATCCAGGGTGTTTTGTGGTGTGGTATCAATGTCCACGTCGAACAACAAGAATCTATCATCATTGGGGTCTAGTGCAATGGTACCTACAACTTCAGTTTCGTCAGGTTGTATCAAGCGTATTTGACTAATACCAGGACGCAGTGATCCATACAAGTCAATCACGGCCGGCCACAACAAGTTGCTGTCAGGCACAATTTCTGTAGGTGCAATAGAATCATTGCTGGGTTCTTGTGACAAGTATTGTTGTTGCAAACATTGTAGTTTGTTGCCAATCAACACCGCGGCATAGTTAAACGGAGTGATAACTTGTCTTGTGCCCATGAGCAGGTCTTCGTTGTCAATGGCATTGTTCAAATCACCTTGCGCATCGTACATTGATGCAATCACACGTTCAATCACGCCCAGTTTCAACACTTTAGCGGGCGGTGATATCCAGATAGGCATGCTGAATTGCAAGGTGGCAATGTCGATGGGATTTTCTGTGCCAATGGGCACTGTGCGACTGCTCCAAGTGGTACGATCCAAGTACATCACACTCAAACTGGTCCAGTCAATGTAGTTGTCTGTGCTTTGAATTTCCAAACTGGGGTTGAACAAGGTGAGGATCTGTTCCAAGATCTGCAATTTCTGATTTGTATTTGACGTCCAAATATCCAAGTTAATGGTGAGTTTGAACGGCACAGGCATCAATCGCTCAATTGTGAATGCATTGCCTTGTGTGGTCTCGTAAGTTTCTGTAGCAGGATCATAAGTTTGTTGGCGTACATTGATTCTGCTCACAAAGTAAGGATCTTGCATGCGACTTTGTTCATAGTCCAAGCCGGTGATATAAAATGTCATCAGCGGGGTTGAAGGCAAACTGTTACGACTGTTTTCTTGTATGATAGTTTGAGCATTGCGTGTGGCATCGCCGTAGCGCACAGGCACACGAATCAGTGCGGCAGCATTTACTCCGTCGTTTTCGTTGGCATACTCTACTTGAAAACCTGAAAAGATTCTTGTAAACTGCAACAAGAATCTGCGTATCTGTTCGTCATAAAAAAATTGTTGCATTATGTTCCTGGCGGTAAGAAGCCACCTTGATCACCATTGTCTGCACGTGGGCGAAGAATTTCGCTCAAACTCTGACGACTTGGAATGTTGCCCAAGTCTTTGGTATTGACAGTAGCAGTGTTATTTACGAAGCCGCTGCGCAGTGTTTTATTTGTTGGCCCGTTGTTGAGGTTGGTGCGAACCTTGTCATCAACTTTGACCCAACGTGCGCCATCATAACGGAACAATCGATTGGGTTTGTAGTCCAAACGCAACACATAGTCTCCTGTGACTGGATTAGGCGGGAAGTTCACAGCAGGCGTAACAGGCAAACCATTGGGGGCTGTACCACCGCCAGTAAGGTATCCCGAAGTATAGCCTTCGCCTGTGGGTGTAGTACTCATGCCGCCTTGTGTGCCATCTACAGTAAGACTTTCGTCAGCAGTCAAACTGGTAGGATTAGCAGGTGTGCCATCTACAGTAGTAGGCTCAATGTAGAACGTGGTGTTGTCGTAGCCCGACAGTGGTACTTCTGCATCTGCTTGTGCCAGGATGGCGTCATTGATTTCGTAGTCTTTCTCACGAGTGCCTTGTACATCACTGATGGTACTTGGTGTGTACTCTTGCCAAAACGCAGTATTTGTAATAGGGGTATCGGCAGGAACATTGCTTTGTGCTTGGTAATAGGTATCGCCGTAGTTCACAATGCTACCTGTGGGATAGAAGTTGCCCGGGTCCCAGATGTTTTCTGCCACAAACGGCTTGTTGGTAATTTGATTGAACTCTTGCTGATCTTTCATTGGTGTGCATTTCACACGCCACAAGTGAGGCAACCAAGTTTGACTAAATCCTTCAGATGCAAAATCAGCGTCTTGAATCACATAGTATCTAGGCAATGCTCTAGGTATGTTTTGATTCAAGGGATGATAGTCTTTTAAATTGGGAATCTCAATAACATCACCGTTCATGAGCTTGCGACCAAATGCATCAATCATGTCGTTGTAGTGAAACGTCATGAATATGGTGTCGTTGTTCAAGAACAATCCAAACTGTGTCAAATCAAAGTCCACATCCTGTGTGTTGTACACACCGCGCATGACATACACATCAGGGTCATAAACTCTATCGCGATTTTCCAACAACAGCAAGTCTTGAATGTTTAAAACATCCACTGTTTCGTAAGTGGGCTGGGTGGCATCAAAATTGCCACTCAAGGCTGAATCGTTACCGCCTGCTTGTGGTCCTTTGTATTTGTGAACATAAATGTCCAGGCCGCCCACAGTGTACATTTCACTGATAGTGCGGTCCAGGAATTGATAGTCTCTGGTGCGATTGGGGCGGAATAGGGATAAGCGTGGCATGGTATATTTATAGTACTTTGGGTTTACCATAAAACGGGTTGACCAATAATTGCCCTAATGCTATAATATGGACTTAACAACAAAGGAGCCAACAATGAGTGATTTAGTTACCGATTTGCACAGTGAGATGATCAACAGTGTAGCACCAAACTACAGTATCAATTATGAAGCAGAGGCTCTTGCAAGTTACAACGCCACCGGCGATGACTTGATGGAAGCACTAGAGACTCGTGCTACAGACTTTATTGCAGAGACAACCGGGGCAGATGTGCGTGAGGACTTGGGTGGGCTCACAGTGTTTTTCCGTGGTAGTACTTTGGTTGCATTTTACGATTACGAGCAATTTAAAGGGCATGTGTTCTAAAACCCTGA